CTTAATTTCACTACAGGTTCAGCAGTTCCAGACGTTTATACCGTTGTAACTGCGGCAACTAACACGTTTACTGTGACTACAGCCGTGTTAACCACCAGCGGTAATGTGACAATGTACCAAGACGTACTGGCTGAAGTTGATTGCGCTACTGGAACAGCGTTTTATACCCTAATCCCCGGCGAAGGCATATTGGCGCAAACAGGTATTTATGTGTTCCTACCGTCTAACACGGTAACAACGACCATATTCTACGGATAGGACGGCATCATGGCAATGCAATATGACGTTAAGTCCTACCACGTAACAACGTCTAAGACGGTGACGAATTACGCCGTCCGGCTTAAATCTATTACGGTGTCACCTGCTACGGCTTCTTTGCGTAGCTCGGCTGTTGCCGATCCCACAGTTTCTAAGACAGGCACATACGCTAGGCTTGCAGCAAGCACCACAGTTACCGCCACCATTACGGCTCACGGCCTGACTACAGGCGATAGAGTCTTTATGGACTTTACTACTGGTACGGCAGTGGACGGGGTCTATGCGGTGACTGTAACAAACGCAAACGTCTTTACGGTGACAACTGCGGCAAGCACTGCAACTAGCGGAGCCATAACGTTTTATAGTAGTATCTTGTTAGAGCTTGATACATTCAACATTATTGGTTTGCCGATATTAATTCCCGGTGAAGGCATCTATTGCAAAAACGGTATGTTTGTAGGTGTCGGCGGTTCTGTAACAGCAACGGTGTTTTATGGCTAAATCTCCAGCATGGCAGAGGAAAGAAGGCAAGAACCCCAAGGGCGGCTTGAACGCCAAGGGGCGCGCCTCCGCGAAAAAGCAAGGCATGAACTTGAAACCTCCCCAGCCAGAAGGCGGCTCTCGGCGCGACTCTTTTTGTGCGAGGATGGAAGGGATGAAAAAGAAATTGACATCCCCAAAGACCGCCAAAGACCCAGACTCACGCATAAACAAATCACTTAGAGCATGGAAGTGCTAGGAGAATATTATGGCAAAAAGAAATTCTGACGCAAGAGAGTTTAGACCTAGGATAGCGGCGAAGGATTCTCCTTCCGAAGCAAAAATTTACTCTATGCAAAGACGAGCCCAACAATTGGCAAAAAGGTCAGCCCCGTTAAGTTTTGGAACGCTGCGTAGTGCTCCGCAGGTAGCGTCTACCACTCAAGGTACAAACTCGTCTGTTGGTACGCCAACGACTGGTGGCCCACAAATGCCGTTCAGTGATCGTGTTATTGAAGGCCCAACTTCTGGCCCCGGTGCTCCGCTTCCATCAAACACACCCAACCCAGCAATAATTCCTGATAAGCCCCTACCTAGTTACGGTGCGCCCTCTCCTATGACGCCCGGCTACAACACAGGCGCACCAGCTACAGCCACTTTTCAAGGTGGCACTACCGGCGGTACAGCCGGTGGTATGCCCGGAGCTACAGGTATGCCTAATACATCCATGCTTCCTGCTGGCGCAGCGTTTAAACGAGGCGGCGTAGTTAGAGCCAAGAAGATGTCTTCAGGCGGTATGACTTCCAAAGCTTCTCCCGCATCCAAGCGCGGTGATGGTATTGCCCAACGCGGCAAGACAAAAGGGCGGATGGTATGACCCAGCACGACACAGCTAAAGCAGTTGCAGATGGCGCAGCAGTCTTAACGACTGTTGGCGTTATGGCTACATGGCTTCCACCTGTGGCTTCGCTGTTTACGATCATCTATCTTGGGCTCCGTATTTGGGAGTCTGATACCGTTCGTGGTTTGACTAACCGCAAGGAGTCTGCAAATGCCAGCGAAGAGTGAAAAACAAAAACAGTTCATGGACGCGGCTGCACACAACCCAAAGTTTGCAAAAGCTGCGGGTGTACCGGTATCGGTTGCTAAAGAATTTAGCGGCGCGAGCAAAGGGATGAAGTTTGGTAAGGGTTCAGATACGTCCCGCCCCGATCTTCAAAAAGTTAACAAACCTAAGACACTTCATGGGAAGATGTCACTTATGAAAGAAGGCGGTAACACTATGGCTTCCAAAATGAACCCCGGAATGATGGCAATTATGGCCAAGAAAAAAGGCGCGACTAAAATGGCCGGTGGCGGCATGCCTATGAAAGATGGCAAGCCAGCTTTTATTGGTGACGGTAAAGGCGCAATGAAACACGGCGGCATATCCTCTTCTCTAAAAGCCCATGCTTCTGCATCAGCGTCTAAGGCTCATGCGGGCATGAAAAAAGGCGGCATGCCATCTAAGATGGGCGCTGTAAAAACCGGTTCAACACCAAATGGCGTTGCGTCTAAGGGTAAAACCAAGGGCAAGATGGTTAAGATGAACATGGGCGGCAAAGCCTGCTAAGGGGTTAATCATGAGTCCAGCAGAAAAAGCAGCGCGGGAAGAGATGGCCGAGCGCAAGATGAATGCGGCCACCGAGAAAGCTTACTCTGAGTCTTTAACTAGCACAGAAGAAGCGCCTAAAAAGAAAGACCCACGCGACGCTGTTCGTGGACAAAAAGGTTACGCCAAAGGTGGTTCAGCCTCTAGTCGTGCTGACGGATGCGCTACCAAAGGTAAAACTCGCGGAAAGATGGTGTAACTATGGCTACAAGATGGGACAACCTACCCGGGCTTAAAGACGACGTAGTTGCTCGTGACCGTGAAGATACTGCCAAGGCTAAAAAAGGTCGTGAAGTGGATTCTTCTAAGCTTAGTGGCGGCGCTAAAGATGCTGTTCGTGAAGCTGGTAAACGCGCTGAAAACCGCAAGGTTGGACGCCGTGGTGCTGGTGTAGCCGCGTTTGAAATTGGCTATGGGGTTGGTCGTGCAATTGACGAAAAGACCGGTCTTGGCAAAAAAATGGTTGACAAGTCTGGCCTTGGTAGCGCCGCTGAAAAAGCAGCAAACCGACGCGATAGAGTTGAGCTGTCCAAAGATGCTAGGGCTCGTCTAGATGAAGAAGAAGTTGATAACTATCGACGTGAAACTGAAGCCGAGGATAAAGAACGTAAAGCTTATTCCGGCAAAGACGAAGAAAACTACAAAGGCGATGGCATGAAGCGTGGCGGCATGACTGCTAAGTTCATGTCGTTTTCCAAGAGAGGCAGGCCCGCAGGTATGAAGCCTGTTACAAAAATGGCCTCTGGTGGTATGACCGCTTCTCGCCGTGCCGATGGTATTGCTACCAAAGGCAAAACACGCGGAAAGATGGTGTAACCATGGCAACCGCAAAACCCGCAACTAGCGTAGTTAAGTCTTTAAAAAAGGCTGGGTTTTACGGCGCAAATGAACCCAAACGACTGGCTATTATTAACAAAGTTACAACTAAACCCCAGCGGATAAAAATGGTTGATAAATTGTTTTTAGCCAAAAAAGTTAAAGGTGGTAAAAAATGATGGCATCCCGTGGAATGGGTAACATTAGCCCAAGCAAAATGCCCAAAGGTGTACGCAAGAAGCGTAGGGATAACACCGACTTTACCCAGTACAAAGAGGGCGGTGCAGTAAAGTCTAAAGTAAACGAGGCTGGCAACTACACCAAGCCCGGTTTACGCAAGCGGATTTTTAACAGCGTTAAAGCTGCGGCAATTGTTGGCACAGGCGCAGGTCAGTGGTCAGCACGTAAAGCACAAGTTATGGCTAAACGGTATAAAGCTGCAGGTGGTGGGTATCGTGACTAAGTGGTCTGACGAGCGCAAGAAAGCCGTTAACTGCGACGCCCCAAAAGGTTTTTCAGAGAAGGCTCATTGCGCCGGTAAGAAAAAAATGGCCGGTGGTGGGTTGGCTAAACCGCAACAGTCTCTCAAGGACTGGGGCAAACAAGATTGGACAACTAAAAGTGGTAAAAAATCTTCTGACACAGGTGAAAGATACCTTCCAAAAGCTGCGATTAAAAGTCTCAGCCCTGCTGAGTACGCTGCGACAACCAAAGCCAAGCGAGCCGGAAAAGCCGCCGGGAAACAATTCGTAGCCCAACCAAAAACAATTGCAAAGAAAACGGCGGGATTTAGATAATGGCAACCACTTCTGGCGCATCAGGTTTTAATCTCCAACTCGACGAATTAGTCGAGGAGGCGTTTGAACGCGCCGGTGGTGAGCTGCGTACTGGTTATGACTTGCGTACTGCTCGTCGTAGTTTGAACATCATGTTTGCAGATTGGGCCAATCGCGGCATCAATATGTGGACTATAGAGCAGGGTGAGATCACTCTTGTTCAAGGCCAGAATACGTACGCATTGCCTGACAATACAGTTGATCTGATTGAGCACGTTATCCGTACGCAGCCTAACGCAGCTAATACACAGGCCGACTTAACAATCACACGTATTAGTGTTTCTACGTACGCTACGATCCCTAACAAGATTCAGCAAGCCAGACCAATTCAAGTCTGGATTCAACGGTATAACGGCCAGAACTCTCCTATTGCCGCAACGCTTACAACGACGATTACGGCTACCAGTACAACCATTGTGTTGAACGACGTGACAGGCTTGCCAGCAACTGGTTTCATTAAGATTGATGACGAGATCATCAATTACAGCTACATCACACAGAACACAAACGCCAAGTCTGGCACGCTGTTTAACTGCTCCCGTGGTCAGCAAGAAACAATTGCTGTAGGGCACACCGCTGCAGTCGCTGTGTACTGGGCGCAGGTTCCAGCTATTACAGTTTGGCCAACTCCTGATGGGTCACAACAGTACACGTTTGTTTACTGGCGCTTACGCCGCACGCAAGACGCAGGTGGTGGTGTAAATGTGATGGACGTGCCGTTTAGATTTATCCCCTGCTTGGCCGCTGGCCTTGCGTACTATTTGGCGTTGAAGGTTGCCGGTGGCGCTGAGCGCTTACCTGTACTGAAACAGCAGTATGACGATGCTTGGGAATTGGCCGCGACTGAAGACCGAGAGAAAGCGGCTATTCGCTTCGTGCCTCGACAGCAGTTTATTGGCGGAGGCACCTAATGGGTAATCGGTTTGCTTCTGCAAAGAACAGTATCGCCATGTGCGATAGGTGTGGCTTCCAGTACAAATTGACGGCGCTTAAAAAAGAGATTCAGAAGACCAAGATATATAACCTGCTTGTGTGCCCTCAGTGTTGGGATCCCGATCAGCCGCAGTTGCAGTTGGGTATGTATCCAGTTGATGACCCACAAGCTGTGCGTAACCCTCGTAATGATTCAACGTACGTAACAGCGGGCGCAAATACTGCGGGTAATCCGACTAGTGGTTCACGGGATATTCAATGGGGCTGGAACCCAGTGGGTGGGGCTAGTAATTTTGATGTGGCATTGACGCCAAACTACTTGGTGGCAACGACATTTGTTGGTACAGTAACGGTATCTTAAGGAGCTTAAAATGGGATTTAAAAAAGCAGCAGACGGAATTGCTAAAAAAGGCAAGACCGAAGGGAAAAATCTAGGCGATAGTGGCCCCACATCAGCCGCTCTAAAAGGCGGTAAGGGTGGCAAAGGTGGCAAAACTGATGCAGACATGTTGTCTATGGGACGTAATTTGGCAAAAATTGCCAACCAGAAACGAGGTTAATCATGGCTAAATTTAGCAAAAAAGTTATGGGTAAAGAAGTTGGCGACGCCGCCACTTATGCTGCACCGCACAAAATGAATGGCAAGCCTCTAGTAATGTCGACTAACCCCGGCAAGGACTCTAGCATTAGTAGCCTTAACACCATGAAGATGAGCGTCGGTGTCATTAACAACGGTAAAAACCCAACTAAGACATCCGGTATCGTCACCCGTGGTAACGGCGCGGCCACTAAAGGCATTACAGCCCGAGGCCCAATGGCATGAATTACGCCGCACTCAGCGCTGCTATTCAAGCGTACACGGAGAACACGGAAGCAGATTTCGTGGCTAATATTCCCGTGTTCGTTACGCAGGCTGAGCAGCGTATATTTAACTCGGTGCAGTTTCCGTCGCTTCGCCAAAATGTGACAGGCGCAACCACGACAAACAACAAGTACTTGCAGTGCCCCACGGATTTCTTAGCGGTGTATTCTTTGGCAATCATAAAAGCCAACGGCGAGTACGAGTATTTGTTAAACAAAGACGTTAACTTTATTCGGCAGGCGTACCCTCAGCCCACGGACACAGGGATCCCTAGGTACTACGCACTGTTTGGCCCACGCTCAGATAATCCGGCAGAGTTAACTTTTATTCTTGGCCCAACGCCAGACGCCGCATACGGGGCCGAGTTGCACTATTTCTTCTATCCGCCAAGCATTTCTGTAGCACCTTTCACTTCATGGCTTGGTGATAACTTTGACACGGTGCTTTTGTACGGCTCGTTGGTTGAGGCTTACACCTACATGAAAGGTGAGCAAGACATGATGGCGTTATACAACGGCAAATATCAAGAAGCATTAGCGTTGGCTAAACGTTTGGGCGATGGTATGGAGCGTCAAGACGCTTATCGCTCTGGTCAGTATAGACAGGCGGTGACCTGATGGCTATTGTCCAAACCCAGACCACGAGCTTCAAAGCGCAGTTGTACCAAGGTATTCATGACCTGACGACTGACGTTATTAAGATTGCTTTGTACACGGCTAATGCCAACTTAAACGAAGACACAACCGTTTACAGTTCAACCAACGAAGTAGCTAATACAGGCACTTACTCTGCTGGTGGGGCACAGTTAACACCTATCACAGTTAACACTTCTGGATACACGGCCTATGTTGGCTTCCCAAACATCTCTTGGACAGGCGCAATCACCGCAAGA